ATCTGCCGCATCTGCGGGTGCAGGTACAGTTGTATATGTTTCAAACGGCGCGGCTGGTTCCGCTATCTTGGCTTTCTCTGACGGAACAAACTGGAAGCGTTCTGACACTGGTGCTACAATCGCAGCATCGTAAGGAGGTGGGTTATGAGTAGATTCAAACCAGCCTCTAAAGAAGAACTTGCAGCTCGTGGGTTAAATCCTGATGGTACGCCCATTAAAAAGATAGAACCTAAGAAAACGGCAAAAAGTTCTTCCGTTAAGAAAGGAAGCTAGCACATGTCTTCTGATGTATTAACCAAACGTGTAGCAGGCGCAGGATCGTTGGGTGTAGGTCCAGCACGTGTTCGTCAGGTACAAGTTTTGACGAACAGCGGTGGCGCAGGACGCCTTACAGTTACTAATGGTAGCGGTGGCACGACTGTGTTGGATTTAGACTTTCTGGCGTCAGACTCACACTCTGTAAACATTCCTGATGACGGGATTCGTTGTAGTTCAGATGTATACGTTTCTGCGGCTACAAACATCACCGCCATTACGTTTTTCTACAGCTAGGAGCGTGGTATGCGGGCATATTATAAAAAAGGCGGTGGGGTAAAATCCGCAGCTTGGACCCGTAAAGAGGGTAAAAGTGAGTCCGGTGGGTTGAACGCCAAAGGCGTTGCTAGCTATCGAAAAGCTAACCCCGGCAGCAAGTTGAAGACCGCTGTTACCACAAAGCCTAGCAAGTTGAAAAAGGGTTCTAAAGCCGCCAATCGGCGGAAGTCTTTCTGCGCACGCATGAAGGGCATGAAGAAGCGCAACACAAGTTCAAAGACGGCTAACGATCCTGATAGCCGCATCAATAAGAGCTTGCGGAAGTGGAATTGTTAGATGGCTATTAGCCGTACTCAGATGGGTACCCAGTTACGAGGGAATAGAACTATGAATAACATGCGGAAGTATAAGTCTGGCGGAAAACTTAAAATGGTTGAAAAGGGCGGTAAGCAGGTTCCGTTCTACGCTGCTGACGGCAAAGGTGCTATGAAAAAAGGCGGTAAGGTTAAGAAGTACCAAGCTGGCAGTATGGTTAGCCCTGATGAACGCGCTGTTGAACGTGGTAACGCCGCTATGGATCGGATTAGCGAAGAAGGCACTACAAACATGATGGAGGGCATGAAAGCTAAAGATCCTCGCAGCATGAAGCCTAAGAAGCGCCCCGCAGACCCCCGTAGCATGAAGCCTAAGAAGCGCCCTATTTTAAAACCTACGCGAGATGGCAAGGCGATGACTACAAAATCTCTCCTGCAACCTCGTGCTGACGGTACTGGATTAACCACTAAGCCTGAGAAGATGAAGTCTGGTGGTAAAGTCCGCGGTTACGGCATGGCTCGTGGCGGCAAAGTTTGTAAGATGCGCTGATGCGTAGGTATTACAAATCCGATGGTTGTGGGTGTTCTAAATGTAGCAAAGGTTACAAGAAGGGCGGCACTGTGAAGGACGCGTGTTACCGTAAGGTAAAGGCAAGCTATAAGGTGTTCCCAAGCGCGTATGCGAGTGGGGCCATCGCAAAATGTAGAAAGAAAAAGGCGGGCAAGTAATGGCTGTTCGCAAAACCGCAAAGGGCGCTGCACTAAAGCGTTGGTTCAAGGAAGACTGGAAAGATGTTAAGACAGGCAAGCCGTGTGGTCGTAAAGAAGGTGAAAGCCGTGGTACACCGTACTGTAGACCATCTAAACGAGTTTCTAGCAAAACTCCAAAAACTAGCGGGGAAATAACGAAGGCTGAGAAGAGTAAGCGTATAGCGCAGAAGAAGCGTTTAGGACAACCAGCGGGCAAACCCAAGCGTGTAGCTCCGCTAAAGAGGCGTAAGAAATGACTACATCAGGCACCACAGCGTTTGACATGGACTTCACCGATATAGCGGAAGAAGCGTGGGAGCGTGCGGGACGTGAGATGCGTTCAGGATATGACTTACGCACTGCGCGGCGTTCTATGAACCTGATGACTATTGAGTGGCAGAACCGCGGCATTAACATGTGGACCATTGATTCTGGCACTATAAACCTAGTAAAAGGCACTACACAGTATACGTTGCCAGCGGATACTATTGATTTGCTTGAACATCAAATACGTACTAACAGTGGTAATACTACGACACAATCTGATCTTACCATAAGCAGAATCAGTGTAAGTACGTACGCGTCTATACCTAACAAGTTAACACAAGGTCGTCCTATACAGCTTTATGTGGAGCGTTTGCGCGATGCACCAAAAGTAAATGTTTGGCCCGTACCCGATAATGATAACTATGTGTTGTATTATTGGCGTATGCGGCGCATTGAAGACGCTGGGTCTGGAGTTCAAACAGCAGATATGAACTTCCGCTTCTTCCCGTGCCTCGTTGCGGGGTTAGCATACCACATTTCTATGAAGGTTCCTGAGTTAGTAGATCGTATCCCTATGCTGAAGGCTGTGTATGACGAACAGTTTGAGATGGCCGCAGGAGAAGACAGGGAAAAGACCGCTGCGCGTTTTGTGCCTAGAATAGGTAGGATTGCGTAATGGCGGATAGGTTTGCATCAGGTAAAAAAGCGTTAGCGCTCTGTGATGTATGCGGGTTCCAGTACAAGCTGCGGGAGCTAAAGAACTTGTTTGTTAAGGGGCGTGACACCAATATAAAGGCGTGCCCTGAGTGCTGGAGTCCCGACCATCCACAGTTAAAGTTGGGTGAATTTCCTGTCGATGATCCGCAAGCTATACGCAATCCACGCCCAGATCAAAGCCTAGCCGCGTCAGGTGATACCAGTAGTAGAGCTATACAGTGGGGATGGAACCCTGTAGGTGGCGGTGACGATCCGTTTGAGCTTGTACCTAACACGTTAGTTGGCGCTGGATTTGTGGGTACTGTTGTTGTAAGTATAACGTAGGAGGTGCATTATGCCTAAAGTTGGAAACAAAATGTTTGGATATGACGCAGCAGGTAAAAAAGCCGCTGCCAAAGAAGCAAAGAAAACAGGTCAGCCGATGCAGACGGGCTATAAAAAAGGCGGTAAGGTTAAGGTACGTGGCACGGGTGCGGCGACCAAAGGCTTATACGCACGGGGGCCAATGGCATAAATTATGAACTATACCGAGCTGAAAACCAACATAGAAGACATTTGTGAGAACTCATTCACAGATGCCCAGCTCGCTATGTTTACTGAGCAGGCTGAACAGAAGATATATAATACAGTGCAGATACCTGCGCTACGTAGAAATGTTACTGGGTCTTTGACTACTAATAACAAGTATCTTAGCGTTCCTACAGACTTCTTGTACACGTATTCGCTCGCGGTGGTAGATGCTGATGGCGCGTACCACTACTTAATAAACAAAGATGTAAACTTCATCAGGGAAGCGTATCCTACACCCACATCAGTGGGACTTCCAAAACATTACGCTTATTTTGACGATGATTCCTTTATCTTAGGCCCAACACCAAGTGGTGATTACACCGCAGAGCTTCATTATGGGTACTACCCCGAGTCTATTGTTACGGCCAATAATACGTGGCTCGGAGACGAGTTTGATTCTGCGTTGTTAAACGGCGCGTTGATTGAAGCTATTCGGTTCTTAAAAGGCGAACCGGATGTAATTGAGAACTATGAAAAGATGTACTTGCAATCCATAGCTTTATTAAAAACGCTTGGGGATGGTAAATTACGTGAAGACGCCTATCGCTCGGGACAGTTCCGAGTGCCAGTAAGTTAAAGGAGACTAGATATGGCTATAACACAGGCGATGTGTACCAGTTTCAAGCAAGCCCTGCTTGACGGTGAAATGGACTTCAGCAGCAATACAGCGCAAACATTTAAAATCGCGTTGTATACCTCATCCGCTTCTTTGGCTGCGGCGACTACTGCATACACTACTTCTAACGAGGTATCAGGTTCAGGGTATAGCGCGGGTGGGAACACGTTGACTATTTCAACTAACCCAACAAATGGCGGATCGGGAACTACAGTGTTTTTGAGTTTTTCTAACACTACATGGACTTCTTCCACAATTACAGCTCGTGGGGCGTTGATTTACAAGTCAGGTGGAGGAAACCCATCTGTGGCAGTGTTAGATTTTGGTTCTGACAAGTCTTCGTCTAACGGAGATTTCCAAATTCAGTTCCCAACAGCAGACGCTACGAGTGCTATTATCCGTATCGCGTAAATTATAGGGGTGATCGTATATGCCTGTTTTAAAGAATAGAGCCTACGTCTCGACGGCAACTACCGGGACAGGCACGATAACTCTGGCTAGCCCTGTTTCGGGCTATCAAAGTTTTGCGGACGCAGGGGTAACTAACGGTAATTCAGTTAGGTACACCATAGAGGATGGGGCCAATTTTGAGATTGGTACAGGGACTTATACAGCTTCTGGCACTACCCTATCTCGCACGCCCAGTGAAAGTTCTAACTCAGGTTCTGCTATTAACTTGTCAGGTAGCGCTCGCGTATTCATTACCGCCGCCGCCGAGGACATCCTACAGCCATCCAATAACCTGTCTGATCTAGCCAATGCGGCTACTGCTAGAACTAACTTAGGTTTTAATACAGGAGTTGATGCACATTTAAATACAAGCACTGCAGCGAATGGCGAGTTTTTATCGTGGAACGGCTCAGACTATGATTGGGCAGCGGTGGCATCTGGTGCTTTTGACTACACTCGTGCTACCAAAACTGCCAACTACACAGTTGTAGCAGGTGACTTAGGTAAGATAATTGATGTTACCTCTAACTCTGTTACCATTTCACTTACGGCGGCTGCTACACTAGGCGATGGTTTCTATGTATACATCAGAAACAGTTCTAGCACAGCTACAGATGTTGTAACTATTGACGGTAACGGAAGTGAAACTATTGATGGTTCACCATTAATATACTTACGCAGATTTGAAGGCATACACTTAGTTTGTGACGGGTCTGGTTTCTTTAGTTTAAGAACTAGGGTTGATGGGTTACAGACAAACTTTGCCCAACAATCACATCAACTTGATCAGCCAACAGCTAGTGGCACTAATTCTTTAGCTTTAGGTTTTCAGACCGATGCAACGAATCAAGCCGCCATTTCTGTGGGTTATCAGACTGCTGCTACTGGCAGTAGTAGCATGGCGTTTGGAAACAATGCAGACGCTACTGGTCAAAACTCTTTAGCTGTTGGTATGGGCGCACTTGCCAGTGATACAAACTCTGTTGCGATAGGTTCAGGCTCTGGTTCTGAAGGGCCACGATCTCAGGCCGCTGGTGCAGTAGCAATTGGTAGGTATTCAAAAGTTGTTGGTACTGATGGTATTGCAGGGCCATATTCGTATATTAGCGGAAACTATGGTTCAGTAGCATTTGGTGTTATCAACACTGGTACAAGCTATGGCTCTCAAGGAAACTATAGTGTTTCAATTGGGCAACTTGCAAAAGCCACAGCAGCAAACAGCATTGCTATTGGTGACACTGCAACAAGCACTGTAGCAAACCTAATTGCACTTGGAGGTACAACAGATACCGTAAAGATTTCTGGTGCATACACCCTACCAACGGCTGACGGAAGTGCCAATCAGGTGC